AAGTGCTAATTCAACACCACTAAAATAATTCTTACCCAAATGTGGTCTCATTCCATTCTGTGTTGAATAGTTAAAGACAGACGGATATAAGTTTGAGTTCCAAATAATTTGTTCAATCATTCTTTGCTCAAAGAATTGAGACCTGTCATTAGCTGCCGTCTGCATGTATTCCATCTCTTTGATGGTTACAGTATTCTCGGCACCATTAACAATACCATTGTTTTTGATTCTCATGAATACAGATGGTAAACACTCTGCGTATGCTGCCCAAATCAATAATGGTTGAGCGAAGTATTCAAGAAAGTTTAAGTTGTTTGTACTCAAGTTTGAATTTATAACACCATCTAAAAGTTCTAAATAATATTTTCCACCAATGATGTATTCTAACTTTGTTTGCTGTACTACTGAAATGAACGGCAATAAAACTGCTGAAGTAACATTTTGGTCAATGTCCGTAAAGTTTTTAATTTTCTGCTCACTTATCAGTAAGACATTTTGAGGAATTAGTGCTGACATATTATACTATGGTTTCGTTTTTTGCTTCATCAACGGCAACATCCTTATTCACATCAACTGTTTCAATCGGTGCTGCGTCAGGAACTGTAACCATTTGGAATTGTTTAATTTCAATCTCGGCAGGTTTGTTATCTCTTAATCTTAATAGTTTCTCAAATATTTTTTTAATCTCTTCTTGAATTGGATAAATAACCAAATGTTGGAAGTGATTTTGTGCTGCTAAATGGTCAGGTGTTCCTAATGCACCAGGTGTTCTAATACCCAATAATTCAGGTGAACTAATTTGGTGAGATGTTAAGATGGACTCTTGAACTTTCTTTGATAATTCAATAAACATATTATCAGTTCCATTTGGTTGAATGGTTGTAATTTCAGGAGCTTCTTCTTTTGAATTGGCAAAGGTCAACATTAACTTTCCTGGATTATTGCTTCCACCATATTTTGCTGTAAGAGTTTGATAAATTTCTTCTCTTTGTTCAGGGGCAGGTATTCCTGAATTTAAGGAAACAAATAACGATGGTTGTAGACCATTAACAATATTTGAATGGAACCAGTTATATATTTCAACCTCTGTTGAAATTGATGTTGCGCCTCCCCAATATGTAGGGGTTGCATAATATTCATTACCTGGTGAGTGTGTTGTATAATAAAATACTTGAGATGGTTCATCAGCAATAAAATTCATTGCTGGTAGTTTTCTTGGTGGAAACTTTTTAATGTTTGCCCAATCAGATGAATAATAATAATTGTTTACATGGTCATTAAGGTCATTTCTCTCGGCTCTTAATTTTGAGGTATCCATTGAATAAATTTCAAACCCTAAATCTCTATCATTTTTATAAACGATATTCAAACTAAATGCTCCATATAAAATAAAATCTAAACAAGCTTTATTCCAAACATCAAAGATAGAATCACCCAATGAATTAGCCATCATAAGACGATTATTGTCCCCATCCTTCAACGATATTTCCTCTCCCCTAACACCATACCACTTTGACATTACAGACGCTCTATGAGTCGGAGAACTATTGTATAAACGAATTAACTCTTGAGCGGCTAAATTTGAAGGACCATAGAACACCCATGGCGTTCTGTTATTATAACCTGGCTGTTCTTCAATTATAGGAACTCTGGCTTGTACTCCACTGAATACTCTAAATAAATCTTCGTTAATTTTTTGTTCTTCCATATCTATAAATATATTATTTTGGTGTGTTAATCATTAAGTTGTACAAGACCCGTTATTTGTTACAACTAAAGATGTACAGTTTGAGGTACAAGTATAACTTGTTAAACATCCTGAATAATCACCACCTGGTATAATTGATGTTGTATATGTGTTTCCTCCACAATCAGTAACAGTTAATCCATGACCAATACCTGATGATGTTGAGAATGAGTAAGATGTTGAACCTGAACATGGTTCAGAAAATCCTTGGTCAGTCCAAGTAATTGTACCAGTACCTGATGATTTAGTTGGAGCTCCTGACCTTGAATAAATGGTCATAGTACCAGAGTTTGAACTTAATAATCTTAATACTCCTCCTATGTTATTACATTGAGTATAACTCCAAGTTTGACCGTTACCACCTGCGGTTACTAATCCTGTATATCTCTTACAGAATTGTGCACCTGAAGGAGTTGGAGTTGGAGTTGATGTAGGACCAGGTGTTCTTGTTGGTGTGGATGTTTGAGTTGCAGTTTGAGTATTTGTAGGCGTTTGAGTATTAGTTGTTGTTACACTTGGAGTTGGGGTAGCAGTTGCCGTAGCCGATGGAGTCGGGGTGATTGTCCATAAACTATAAGCCCATTTTCTTTGTAAGTAACTTAATATCAATGCATGTTCCGCCGAAGTAACTGTTCTGTTATAAACCAATACCTCATAGATAGTACCTTGACTATCCGCAGATATATCACTCATTCTAACACCATTCATTGTTGTACCAGCACTGAATGTTGATGTTGATGATGGAGATGTTCCATTTAATTGACCATCTGCACTTACTGAATTTCCACTTACCCATAATAAACTGTATGGATAATCAAATCTTGAAGTCCAATTATTAAATGCGACTTTTCTACTTGGTGTTCTCGCTTCAACAGTATTTATGTTTGTGTATTGAGAAGATACTCCCTCTCCATTATTTGTGTCTATTGAGAATTGAAGAGAGTTATTATCGTTTTGATTATATGATACAATATAGGTTGTATTACCTGATGGAACAGCCGTATTTGTTGAACCACTTAAGTTTACACCAATACCTGCGAATGATACCCCTGAATAAGGTAATCCATTAGCGTATTGAATTAACTGTGGTTGTAATGAAGTTGTGGCTTGTGTTATAGTAGCTCCTGTCTTACCTGACCATGATGTTACATAAGTAGTTGAACCAGATACTCTTGTTGAATATGTAGTTGAATCAGATGCATCAAACCATTGAAATAAATTAGGAACACTTAATGGGTCAAATGGTGGAGTAGTCGGAGTTGGACTCGGAGTACTTGTCATTGTGTTTGTAGGGGTAGGTGTTTGAGTGGCAGTTTTAGTTGGTGTTGCACTATTTGTAGGCGTCTGTGTTTGAGTCGCTGTGTTAGTCGGAGTAGGAGTTCTACTTGCAGTATTTGTAGGAGTTTGAGTAGCGGTGTTAGTTGGTGTGTTAGTTGGCGTTTGTGTTTGAGTTGCAGTTGTTGTATTTGTTGGGGTCTGTGTTTGAGTCGCTGTGTTAGTCGGGGTTTGTGTTTGAGTAGGAGTTTGAGTAGGAGTTTGACTTTCTGTTGGTAATGGTGTGGAAGTTTGTGTTTGAGTATTAGTAGGCGTTTGTGTTTGAGTGGTAGTATTTGTTGGCGTAGGAGTAGGTGTTCCTGTCTCTGTTTGAGTAGGAGTTGATGTTAATGTTGTGGTAGGAGTTGGAGTTTGGGTTGATGTTTCAGTAGGAGTATTGGTTGGTGTTGCAGTGTTAGTCGGAGTGTTAGTCGGAGTAGGAGTATTGGTTGGTGTAACAGATGCAGTTGGGGTTGGTGGATTCAACTCATTTGGAGCGAATATATAGTTAGAGTTGAACTCGTTATTTGATATAAATTCAACATAGTATTCATTTGTGGTATCTGCTGAAACAACAATAACAACCGCTGTACCATATTCAACTGCACCATCTGATAATGATGGATTCAGATTTCCTGAACCTGATGGCTGTTGGTAAATTACATAGTTATACTGACCTTCAAAAGGAAACGCAATCTCACCTAAACCTTGTCCTTCAATAAATTCAAACTCATCATATCTACTTTTTGATGTAGAGATGTCAGTCGGAATAAATCTAACTTGTTGTTTTGAAAAAATATGTGTGAAAGAGAATAACCACTCTGGGTTTGGTATTGTTGAGTTCTGTGATACAGTTACAACAAGGGAATTTCTCTGTGCGGTTTTTATTATCAGCATATAACTATAAATATAACAAAGGGGGCTATTAACCCCCGATGTTAAATATTGGTTTTATTATCCTTGAACAGTAATACCTGTTGTGATTGAACTCAATGAACCAGATAACTGATTCATTGGATTTGGTTCAAGATATTGGAATGTCATATTATAACCATTTTGGTCTCCTAATGCCTTTCCAGTTACTGAAGTACCAGCACTGATGAAACATCCGTATGTTTGACCTAAATAGAAGTATTGACCATTATTATCTTCAGCCACGATTGCTAATTGTTGAGATTGAGCAAGTGTCTTTAAGATATTTCTTTTGTCTTGACCAAGTTTGTTGAAATAAGTTACGACCTCACCTTGATAGAACACAGTACCATTTTCCAAAGAAGCGTTAACTGTCTCTGTTAATTGTGATGATGTTCTAATCAATTGAAACTCATAAAATGTTCCTGTTCCTGATATTGCTGTGATAGTATCTCCAGTTGAAGATGTGATAGAAGTCACATTAGTGTAGTCGGTAATCCACATTGTCTTTAGACCACCTGTATTATCTCTACATCCTAATTGTATTCCTGCACTTAAATTACAAGCCATGTTAGTATAAATTTATTAGTTGCGTTTATTTGTTTTAAGAAGGAGGGGACTAATCCCCTCCGACCAATATGTTTGGTTTAAGATAAACCGTTAGTCACAAAGAATTGAGGGAAAGCAATAGCTGTTCCTAATTTCCATGCTGCCATGATTCTCACTTCTTGGAAATCTTGAGACCACCAAGCTCTGAATGAATCCTCATCAGAAGCTAAATCAACACCTACAAGGAAGTATTGTTGAGCACCTAATACGATTAAGTTAGAACCATTCAATCCTGGTACACCTACTACTTTGTAGTTAGTTTGAGGATGGTAAACAGAATAAACTGAACCTAATTTATTTTCAGAACTGTCAATATAGAAGTTGTTAACATTTCTAACTGCAGTTAAGTAACACTTGAATTGTGTTTGAGACATGAAGATGATGATATCATCTCTATCGTAAACATCAGCAGACATTGATGTGATTAAATTGTCAATTTGAGCTAATACATTGTTAGCTTTTTCAGTTGCGTTAGAACCTGTTACAGAACATAAAGCAGTTTGACCTGTTAATTTAACACCACCATCAGCAGTATAAGATGCAGAACCAAAGATTTCTTTGAAACCAGAGAAAGTGTTTGTACCACTTGTAGCACCCCAAAGTAAATTCTCGTTGTATCTTTTGATTTGTTTAGTTTGTAAGTCAATGATTGCTTGCTCAAATGGAGCGTTCTCATTGTATGAACCCGCATTTAAGAATTGTCCTAAATATAAAGTATTTAATTCTTGTAAACATAATGAAACATTTGTTTTTAATGATTGAACTGTTACTGGTGCAACTGTGAAAGTTACATCACCTGCATCGCTCCATCCGCAAGTTGTTCCTGTTTGTACAGAAAGAGTTTCAGATAAAAGGTTCACATTTTGAGTTCCTTTAATACCTGGAATTACATTAACATACTCCATCGTTACTGGGGTTAATACCGCTTCACTGATGATATCTGAATTTAACTGGTCAACATAAGCTGATAGACCACCTAAATCATAGTTAAAATTCATTTTTGAAAGATTTTTTTTCATCTTATTATTTTTTTATTTTGTTTTATTTATTGAGACATTTTCTCTCTTAATCTTCTCATACCTTCCAACTTCGTTGAATGAGATAGAGAGAATGATTCTTGGTTTATTGTTGGAGTTTTTGTAACTCTTGAACCCGCTGGTTCGTTAGAGAACTTTTTGAATTTAGCTTCAAGAACTTCGTTCTTTCTTGCCATGTCATCAAGTTTAGTTTCAAGACGCTTGATTGTAATTGCGAATGCTTCAGCAAGAGCAGTAAATTCTTCTGCCTTTTCTTCAACATTTTCTCTTTGGTCAATCTTACCATCTTTAACCATAACTCTAATTTTTACTTCGTTACCTTCCGAATCTTTTAATTCCACTTGGTGTTCACCATCTGGTGCAGGTATTTTTGACCCATCCTCATTAACCACTTCAATAGGTTCACCAACATCAAATGTTGGGGACTCTAATTTAAGGTCTCCTGATTTAGCTTCAACGAACTCACCACCTCTTGCTTTTTCATTAGCAATTGATTGCATTCCTTGAATAGCACCACCTGCGATTTGCATAACTTTTCCGTCTGCTGTCTCGTAAGCTCCATCAGCGATTGCTGATAATGTGCCGTCATAACCTACTTTTTTAATCCTAACTCCAACTTCTGCAGAATCGCTACCGATTCTTAACACTCCGCCGTCTTTAAGTTTAATATCACCGTCTTCCATTGGAATTTCCATTTCTTCCGATTCAGCCATTGATTCGTCTTTGATTGCTTCTTTCTTTTTCTCTGCTTCAATTTTGGCGTCTTCCGTTTCACCGTAAGATTGGTCACCCATTTTGATTTTAGAGACAGAACCCATCTCATCAACTTCAATCTCTGTACCGTCTTCCATTTTATGAATTCCTGCTGGTGCTGGAATCATGCCCTCGTCAGTAACAACATAAAGAACTTTTCCTACTTCCAAATCGTCTTCCATTTTCATCGCAACACCTTGTTCAGTTTTTGCTTCAAAAAATTTGTGGTCATTGAAATTTAGAATAGTCATTATCTTTTTGATTGCTTCTTTACTTGTCATAATCTGTAATTGATTTAAGTAATTTTGTTATTTGGTTTATTTGTTTGTCCTCCATTGAGAACACTGATTTCTCCGCGAACAATCCTTCAACGGAATATCCTGTTAGAGCTTTATCTTTAATTAGTTTCCACACCTTGTCATCGTTTACCTTCATAGAAACAAACCATGTTCCTTCTGGTAACTCAAATCCATACTTGTGGGACTTATCGTAGATTGGGTCTTCAGACACCCATGATTCAGTTATAAATACTTTTTGACTACCCAACTTCAAACCATTGTGTTCTATTGAGGTCTCGTCAGTTCTTTTTTCTTTTAAGAATTTGTCTGCCATTTTCTTGATAGATTCCTTTGAGAAAAATACATAGTATAAATTCCCCAATTCATCGTATCTGTGTATCATTCTATTTGGCACCATAGCGGCTCCAACGATGATTTTCTTCTCCTCATCAATTACAGAGAATACCATTTTCTGACTTTCAGGAACGGTTGTTCCATCTGATGTTTGTTCAGAGAAATTACCTGTTCTTGGTTGACCTGGCTTCCATTGGTTTTCAGGATTTTTTGAATTGATTGTTGCTTCAGTTCTTGTATCAGGTTGAAGGTTTGCACCTAACCCTTGAGTATCTTCCAATCCTCTTGTAGATGAACCACTATTGATGATTGTTCCTTCTTTCTTGTATATCAATCTAACCCACTGATGGCGGCAGTTATATGAACCCCTCCATGTGAATATTTCATAGAATCCAAAATCAGGATTGGCAACAGAATCAGTTAATTCATCAATGTCTTCAATTCTATAAACTCTGTTAAACGATAACATCTGTTCACAGAACTCTCTTGTTTTACTATCTCTTGGACCAATATACTTGTATCTAACTCTAAATGTTTCTTTATCTAATTCTGATTCAACATTTGGTTTTGAAAATCTATGTTGATTCATTTTGTGAATCACTTGAGGTGTCATTCTTTCAATTCTTACAATCTCCCAACCTTCACTCTCTAATGTACCTGATGGTTCACCAAGAGTTGCAAGGTTTGGATGGTTATTACAAAAGTTTCCATCAACAATAGTATATGGGGAATAGGAATCATCTATTTCAGATTCCATTTTGTGTGTACCACATGAGCATTCACTATTGAATGCCATCCATGTCTCATCATGAGCGGGTCTTGAAACTAAAGAAATAGCCTCAATTCCTGCCTCTTCATAGTCATCGTCAATAAACAATTCAATGATTTTGGTTGTATCCATTATCTATAAATATTAAAATGTTATTTTTTTACCACTCTTATATTAAAGAACGGGATTTTATTACTCTATCAAATTGTTGTTCATTTGAAATCTCCGATGATGTTACATAAGTTCTAATCGGTTGGTCTCTGAATACACTTCCAATAGCTTCAGCAATTGAACTTGTATTGTCCCTTTGAGGTTTTTCAGGTTTGTTTGCCAATCCACCCATAGCAAACCCTGGTATATCTGCTGATGAATTGATTGCTGCAAGTAATGGTTGGAATAATCTTGTTGAACGAGAGTTTACCACAAACTCACCATCACTTAACATCGCAGGAATTGAGTCAGACCTATCACTACCAGGTCCTCTAATCAAACCTCCATCAGCTGCTTTAATTGCTGGGGATGAAACATTTATAACACCAGGTCTTTCAGCAGGACCAGCAGGTGTTGTATTCAATGAGGGACCAGCTCCTGCGGGTGCGTTTGGAACTTGAACTGACACAATCTTTTTAACCGTAGCGATACCTGATGCAACAGCCGCTGCCGCTGCGATAGCTCCCAACGCAGGACCAATAATTGGAATACCCGCCAAGGACTTGTAAGCCGCTACTGCTGATTGGTAGGTATCAATGGTTGCCTTGGCGATTGCAAACGCTTTACCAGCGATGGTATCCTGACCAACAATAGATGATAACTGACCTAACGCATCACCAATCAATTTGGTTTTTTCAATCGCTGATGTCTTCTCTGCTCTGTCTAATTCTCTTCTCGCCTTTGATGATTGAGATATTCTCTTTGTATATTCATCAGAATTGCCC